GTTTGATGGGACACAACTTTGTGCCCAGACTGACCCCGAAGTATTCTTCCCTATGAATAACTTTCACAGGAAGGCTGACTTTGCCTTTGCTGTATCTATCTGTAAGCAATGTCCCCTTATGGTGGCTTGCTTAGAGTACGCCAATAAGCAGAACGGCTCCTATGGTGTATGGGGTGGGCAGTGGTTTGATGGATCCGGCTATGTTTCCCCCGCTGTTGTAGAAAGGAAGGAGGTAGCAGCATAATGGCATATGTAATTACGTTTGGAATCATTGGGCTGGTCTTTGTATATGCAGCCATCAGTTATCAAGCCGAGATCGATAAGCAGTATCAAGATGACCTTGAGCAACACTATCGTGATTGGCATAGATAGTTTTATGTGAGCAAGCCTACACATCCGTAGGCTAGTAGGCGGGGGTTTGAGGGAGCCCCCGCCTATTTTTTTATCCCTTAGGAGGAAAGATGCAAACGCTACAAGTGACAGCAAAGATAAGCAAGCCTGTCATTACCCCCGCGGACAAGTTATCCCTGTGCGTGATGGTGGTGACCCAACTACTAGGAGCAGAGCATGTTCAGAAACTATCCCAACAAGGACAGGGTCAATCGGATACAGCAATTAAGGCGCTCCAATGCAGCGACTTCCTTACCCGACAAAAAGAAATGGTCACGCAAGGCGCGTAGGCTGTGGAGAAAGGAGATAGACAATGACTGAGAACACACAAGCACACGAAGATAATCAAGATGAGCGTCTCACAAACTTGGAACGCTATGTAGCACAGTTACTTATCGATGTAGACATCATCAAGATGATGCTCAAGATACTAACGGAAGGTACAAAATGAGCCCTGAAGATATCACAACTATCAAGCCAGGCATTCGCCTACAAGGAGATGGTGGTGCTTCCACCGGTGCCCTTGTGCTTGCCAACAAGGAAGCAGATAACTTCACAGATATAATTCTGTGTTACGCAGAGAATAGTCCCCGCCATCCCTTTGTCGTGTGGTCATACGAGCACGCCTCAGGCATCTGCCGTAAAGGTGACTATGAGAAAACATTAGAAGCAGCAATGAACATCTATAAAGAAAGGGAATGGTAATGTACAAAGCAAAGCAATATTACTTTAAGCGATTCTCTCTTGCCTTTGGTATGAGCAAGAGGTTTGGTGTAGGTATCTATGTGGACAGTATGTGTGCCGGCATAGACCTAGTATGTTTCTGGATATCAGTAGAGTACTGAGCCCAACATAAACATTGCACGCCCGCCTATACCGCCTGTACTTACCCTGTCTAGCACAGGGTGGGTGTAGGTTGTATAGACAACCTAAAGGAGTACACGACATGACGTACTGGCTCGGAAAGGAGCCTAAAGGGCATAGCCCGAGTAACCTCGCAGACCCGTTAAGATTCCCACAGGCTCCGTGGACTGTGGATCAAGATGGCCTTGTACTGATTGTTTAAAAAGTGATTCTCCAATAATGGACAGCATGGGGGGTTGCCTAGCCAGCCCCCCATCTGTATTAGTATTCCCACAGTCGTGGGATGTACCTGCTAGAAGGAGGTACCCGCAATGGCAAACCCATTGCATTACTGCGGAGGATGTGGACGGCGTGTCCAACCACATCAAGCCGAGTTATCAATCAACCTAATCAAGGGTGGAAAGATGTATTTCCACGAGACTTGGGAAGGCTGTGTTGAATCTAATCAACAGAGGTCTGTCGCTATGACAGAGTCAGAGCGTGACCTTCAGTTGTTAGGTATGTGGAATAACCCGACAGGTTATGACTACAACTGATAACTCAATGTCCTGAGCATGACGTTAAACTGCTTACGCCCTCGTAGTTCAATGGATAGAACATCATCGTCCTAAGGTGAGTGTTGCTGGTTCAATTCCAGCCGAGGGCACGCTAGAAAGACACGGAGATGGGATGACTTTCAGTCAGAAAACCTCCCTCGTCTACGCTAGAAAAGCTGAGCATCTTTATTAAAACTGCTCACACCGAGTAGGCGCTACCGTCTAACAGAAAAATCCCGAACCGCCAACAATCCCAAAGTATGGTTAATTTCAGAAAGTGGAGGGGCGTACCGGCTGCCGTAAGGTAAGCGGTCAGAGAGTATCTTGAGACATTGGGGCGCCTACTCATTCTAATAGAAAGGGCAAAACTTGTTTCCAACACAAACAACCATCGCCAAACTCAAAGCTAAGGTAACAAAACGAGGCGGTGTGCTATTAGTTGATGACTCTATTCTTGAGTCGGCTAAGCGATTAGAATTCATTGTGAGTGCAGTTGCATATCACGGACTCACCTACAAGGAAGCGTCAGCCCTATGGGATGACGGTATTGACACTCTGCACACAAGTGTAGAGACCAACTAACCTACCGAAAGGGGCCAGCAATGGCAAAGGTAAAAGGCGGACGCAACGATAACCGTCCGAATGGCAAGGCAAGCAAGAAAAATCCAGGACCAGCGAAGATGGAGAAGACAAACTTCACCCATGTCAATGGTCGTACTCTCAAAAGCTATGAAAAGCGTGAAGCTTGGAAGGCTGCCGGTGGTCGTGCAGATCACAAATCTATTCCTCACTGGAAGACGGGTAAGGTATTTAATCCTCAAGCGACTTCCAATCTTGGTAAGTCATTGGTATGAATGACATACTAAAAGTCTATTCTCTGGACTACCTCAAAGAGAAACAGTATTCCGATAACCCTACCGAAGATGCCACTCGTCTAGAGTGCGCTGGTAGGGCTATCGGTATGGTTGACCATATCGTAGAATCGAGGCTCTTGCACCTTACCGAAGATGAGCTTCAGAGTTTGAAGAGCGCATTGTTCTTCGCTATGGTTGACCAGACACCTGTAGGTGATGCCTACATGAATGACACGCTCGTGGTTATTGATAGCCAGGAGAATGAATACGTTGCAGGTATACCTGTAACACCACCGACTAAAAAGGAGGCCAGTGATGGCTAGAGTCACTAATCTAATAAACAAGGCTGAGGCCCTTAAGCAACTCAATGCGAGTCTTAAGACTAACAAGGCTGAGTATGATAAAAATCTCAAGGAGTACGAGACACGAAAGGCTCAGTACGACAAAGATCTCGTTGCATTCAACAAAGCAGTTGTTGCAGCATCAATCACACACCTCAAGTCCATTGATTTAAAAGACAATGTATTCCGAGGTTATTACAACGGAGTCAATGTTGACTTTAAGGTTAGAGTTGACCTCAAAGAACCTAATCAGAGTGAACTGTGCAAGCCGTCCAAGACGTTGATCCAACGTATTGAGCGACAGATTCGTTCTGTATCTATTATGGCTGGAGAGACATTCAACGCTAGTATGTTGGATGATGACTTCTTCTGGAGAGACATTCAACGCTAGTATGTTGGATGATGACTTCTTCAACTGCATCTAGCCCAACATAAACAATCGCCCCCGTTAGCAATGGCGGGGGCTTTCACATAAGGAGGCAACATGCGACCGTTCTTTAGAACCAAGCGTGTAGTACAACAGATAAACCAACTGATGTTTGAAGAGCATCAGGATACTCAGTTCAATGATAGCCAAGTTATGCGTTCGTATAGCTCAGGCATTATAGATGGTCTTGGCTTAGCCTTGAACATCCTTACCAAGTCCCCGGCACAAGATGCCTACGCCTACCCTATCAGTTTGTCCTTTTATGAGGAGGATGAGCCTAAGATGACAGTCGAAGCCGTACGTGAGCACGTATTTGACTTACAGAATGCAAGCAAGCTATCCTTATTTTATGAGGAGGTTGATTAATGTCCTATACATACCAACATATGTCTGACTTTCTAAACGGAGGCCGTAAGAAGTATGAGCGTCCAGCATACGATCGTGGTTTACGTGTGTGGAAAGAAAACCAGTGGGCACACAACACTGATATCCACATTGGTTGGACATTTAGTGGGAAACTCCCCTTTGTTACATGGCATGCTGATGGCACAACAACTATCCATGGCCATAGTAATAACCGTCTTAATTACCATGGTTGGACCCCATTGCGTAGCCAATCTGTTAGGCTAACCATCAGACGTTATGCCGGCATCAGTGTGTATCAGCGTGACTTCAAGTTCTACTTAGAAGAAGATGGTGCACCTCTTACGCCACCAAAGATCCAAGGTTGTCGTATGTGTAAGCAGTCCGGGTTGGTAGATGGCTGGTGTAATTCAAGTACTTGTTGGAATGGTGAGGTTTATCAAATCAACTCTGTGCAAAGTGTTTTTGCTTGCCCAGAACATCCTGATGCGGAACCACCGTACTCTTCATCTTATTACAGGTATCACAAGATACCTTGTGAGCACGGTTCACTTGATAACCATTCAACGCCTAAAACAGACCAATGCTATTACTGCAGCGGTTCCGGTAAACGGGACTATGGCAGTAAGCCTTTACGTACGCTATGGAGTGGGCAACCACTTCGCTTACGTGATGGCAAGATTATCCAAACAAAAGCAAGCCAATCACTACTAGAAAGGATGATGGCAGATGTCGTTGAAACTGTCAGTTAAGTACGATCCAAACAGTAAGCCAGCAATGATAGCAGGCCCAGTAAATGAGCCTGAGACTCCTGTGATATACCTTATGTCAGGTATGATCCCATCGAATCTTGCATTGCTCTCAACACAAACAAGCGCATTCCGCGATCTACTCATTGCTAACACTCTGAGCTGTCCGGATACTGAGTCTGTGCTAGCAACATTTGCACAGCAACTCAGGTGTGTAAATGGCACTATCTCACAACCATTAGACATCGTCTATTGTGAGTATGCTGCAAGCCTTGCATTCGCAAGCGATGATATGGATCTATTCAAAGAGATTCTTATCCGTGTAGAGCCTACAAAGATTAGCCCTTTCATACGAACTCTGTATGAAGCAGCGCTAGTAAATAAAAGCCTGAAGTCCAGCGATTACGTAAATATTGTTAAGAACAGCGTATATCGTGTTAAAGATCAATGGGAACGCGATAAGCAGAACCTAAACATCTAAGTTTGGTATCTCATATGAATACCAAATAGGAAGGGTTGGCTAAGCCAATCTCCATTATGTCCTACGTGATGCAATAGGCGGCGCAATATGACTAGTGCGTTATTAGCACGAACGATAACGTATCGACAGTTGAGCAAAGATGAGCTAGACCAGATGGCCTCTGATGGCAACGAAGGTAAGCCAACCCAACCTACTAACAAAGGAGATAGATCATGTGCCACCAATGTGGAGATGAGTATGAAGACGATGTTCAGTTTAGTTCTGAATTCGTTGATGATCTACAGGCTTTACCGCCTGATGTAAAAGAATCTGTAATCAATGACATGCAAGCATCTATTGCTTACATTATGGATAAGGCAGAGTCACAAGGATTCTTGTTCGAGATGATTACATCTTGGCCAAGAACAAAGGTTGCTATGTATGAAGCAGCCGCAGTCATGGAGAAAAATATTCTCGATGATGGTCACAACCACTAGAAAGGTACAACATGGAGATAGCAGTATTCACCGAGTCTTACGAACCTATGATGGGTGCTAAGCGACGTCAAGTCCTTATGGCTCCATATGAGGGCGGAGTTAAGATCTGGTCTCGATTGACCGATGGTAGTAAAGGCCCACATAACAAGTGGGAAGAAACTAACCTCGATAGCTTCGAGAGCATGATTGAAGCTGATGAGCGATTGACACGGACCCCTGTTGGTGTATATGTTACGGCAGCAGATGAGAAGGCAATCGCAGACAAAGGCTATTCTCCTGTATTAGGTACCAAGGCATGCAACCAGCATACCAAGGCAGAACCTACTACAGATACCACGCCGTTCTTAGACAAGCTCTACGAACTTCACGACCAAATACTAATTGGAGATGATGCATTGGATACATTCGTAATCGATAATCGACGTCAGTCCGGTTCTACTGTTCCGTTGGTAGTTCCCGTACCAACACAAACAATGGACAGCACATCAAACATCACGCATACTGAAGGCGGTAAGGTGTTCAACGTGAGGCTGGCAACAGTCCCACGCAAGGCACTAGCCGATCGTTATGTACATCGCAAGATCTGGGGTCAAGAAGACTTTGCAGTCTATGACCACGCTCGCAAGCAAGGTACAAACGTTCTTATCTACGGCCCTACCGGTCCTGGTAAGACCACATCAGTTGAGGCGTGGTGTGCCGCACGTGACCTACGTATGGCAACCATCTCAGGTAACGCATCTATGGAACCAAGCCAGATGACCGGTAAGTTCGTCTCTGATGGCGAAGGTGCATTCATGTGGATCGACGGTCCAGTTACCGATGTGGTTCGTAATGGTGGTGTCCTCTTGCTTGATGAGGTTAACTTCATCAATCCTAAGATCTACACCAATCTGTATGCATTGACCGATGGTCGTCGCAGCATTACTTTGCTCGATCATCATGGCGAGACAATTGAGGCTCATCCAGACCTCACTATCTTCGCTACTATGAATCCAGATTACATCGGCACCACACCGCTCAACTTCGCATTCCGTAACCGTTTCGACATCCAGATCCCATGGGATTACGATGACGCGGTTGAGGAGAAGCTGATCAGCTGTAAGTCTTTGCGTGTCTTGATGAAGCAACTTCGCATCGAGGCTGGCAAGGGTCAGTATGAGACACCAATCTCTACTAACATGGGTATGGAGTTCATCGATCTCGTAGGCTCACTTGGCTATGAGTTTGCATCCGAGAACTTCATCGCTCACTTCAGTGCAGATGAGCAAGCCAGCGTGCGTATGGTATTCCAGACTCACGAATACAATCTTAAGTCAGACCTTGGTCTTGAGGTAGAGATTGTAACTGAACATCAGGCTGAAGCAAGCCTTGATGAACGTGTCGCTCAGTGGGCGGCTCAAATTCCGGCTAGCGTATAAGGAGGCTCAATGCTTATAGACGAGATCGATAATAGCCCGTGGGGTCAAGAGGCACGGAGTGAGGATGATCAAGAACGTATCATCCAACTTGGTGCCTTGTGTCGTGTGTATGAGCAAGCGGACCGTGTACTAACTGGCGATCCGCTTATCGTCAACGTAATGCCTGATGGCCCTGCACCCGCATGGTCTGACGGTGCTGCAATCTATATCAATCAGCAAGAGATTACTGATATGGATCTGGAGACGTTGACACAGGTCACCGGCCTCAACTATCACGAGCTTGCGCATCACTTCTATACTCCTCGTAAGGGTACAGAGTTGATCAAGTGGGTGTTGGAAAACAAATACATGCAAGCAACAAATATCTTGGAGGACCAACGCATCGAGACATTGCTCGTTGCTAGGTATCCATCTGTAGCGCCGTATCTAATCGGTACGGTGGCTAGGTGGTTGGGTGAGTCACCGGAAGAGGTAGCAGGTACCTATCCGTTGATTCGTGGTCGTAGGTATCTTCCAGTAGAAATTAGGGAAGCATATCGTGACGAGTTCGCATTCCCCGACCTCATACCCAACATCATCGACATCGTGGATCAGTATCGTGTACTTGCATTCCCTAGGGATTATGCTAAGGCTCGAGTTCTTATCCAACGGTTCCAAGATGAGGTACTGACTCCAATGGGTATGCCAGATATATCTGGTGGCCCCAATGGTTGCGGTAGTCGTGACCCAATGGTTAAAGGTCGTCCTGAGCCTGGCAAGATGCAGGAGAAAGATAGCCAACGTGCTGGTGGCATGGGCAAGCAAGAGAGTCCGTATACTGGCAAGCCTAAAGCTGCGCCCAACACAAACACGTCACAGCCAGGTCAAGGTGACGAACCACAGCAACATACAGATGCACCGCAAAGCGCTGCTGATGCGTTAGATATGCGTCAAGCAATGCAGGAAGCATATCAAGATGCACCACCATCTGCACAAGCAGGTAAAGGTCATCATGAGAGCAAGGGCGGTGTGCCTGACAACATCAACGACATGCTTGATAAAGCAGTCAATGATGTGTATGACAACAAGGCAGTCCAGCAAGACATCAAAGCCAAGCAACGCGTAATCGTTGGTGGCGATGGTAAGTTCGATGACTCTACCAAGCAAGGTAAGTTCGACCTTACTGATGTACCGGCTGAGACAATCTCCTCGTATCGTAGGTTCGCCAAGGAATTGGAGCGCCTGCGTGATGAGTGTGAGCCTGGCTGGAACAAGGGTGTGCCAAGTGGTAAGCTCAATGTCCAGCGTGTAATCAATGGGTGCGAGATCGACGAAGCCTTCGACCGGTGGGAGGAAGGTAATGATGGCGCCGACGTGGAGGCTGTCATTCTAGTAGATCGATCCGGATCCATGAATTGTAACTCCAATGACCGCAATGCTTCTCTTGCATGCTGGACTATCAAGCGTGCGTTGGAGGCTATTGAGGCTCCGGTTACAGTATATGCGTTCGATGACCAGAGCGAGGTTGCCTACAAACGTACTGAGCGTGCACATAAGACACACTACAAGTTCATCTACGGCAACGGCGGTACCAATCCATACAGCTCGTTGGTGGCTGCTGAGCAGCTTCTTATGTCTTCTCGTAAGAAGAACAAGATGCTATTCATCATCACTGATGGCGTGTTCAATCATGACAAGAACGATGAGATCTTGGAGCGCATCAGTCGTAGGGGTATCTTGACTGCGATGACGCTAATCATGGATGACAGAGACCTTGAGTACTATGACAGGCAAGGTCAGACTATGGATAACTTCAGACATGGTGCGGAAGTATTTGGCCGTATCAACACAGCCCGTGACTTGGTGCCGTTTGCCAAGCAAGTAGTTATGGGTGCAATCAAAAAGCGTAGAAGCAACTAACCAACACAAACAAGGAGGCAACAATGTATACAATCTACGACAGCATCAATGAAGAGTTGATTGGGGTCTTTAACGACTTTGATTCTGCTCAGATGTTCCTACTTCATATGTCCGACTACGTACTGGATGGTGGGTCAAACCTAACCATTGAGTCTATCTCAGAGCCGGAAGAGTGGGCATTGAACAACTCTATTAACCTAGAGGCTCTTGTGTAATGGAGGAGCTGGCTAAGGTAATACATATGGGGGCCTACTTACGTAGGCTCCATTGGGATATGGAAGAACTACAAGATATGACAGATGATGAGGTAATCGTCTACATGCTGAGACCGGAGGAGTAATGGTTAATACGTTTCTGCCTTATGCAGACTTCAAACAAGTAGCACAATCCTTAGACGATAGGAGACTCGGCAAGCAACGCGTAGAAGCATTGCAGATTCTGAGGGCTAACCTGGGTCTAACTGTAGGGTGGCGCAATCACCCTGCTGCTGTAATGTGGCGGGGTCATGAAGGTCTGCTAGCCAAGTACACAATCACTATCTGTGATGAGTGGGTTAAGCGTGGCTATGTAGACAACACTAAGCAACAAGTAATTGAACTCATGAAGCAACATAAGCTGTTACCAATCAAGAAACCGTGGTGGCTTGGTGCTGAGGAGTTCCATGAAAGTCATCAGTCTAATCTAAAGCGTAAGCTTCCTGAGCATTACGACTTTGATGTTGATGATGACCTGCCTTACAAGTGGCCTATGCCCGATAGGTCATTCCGTACAATCAAGAAGGAGAAATAATGAGCGATAGAATCATATGGCAATCCACAATCACAGAAAATATGGTTGAGGGGTTCAACGAGAACGAACTAGAGCTGCTTATTGCAGACCTAGACGATGCAGTAATGGCAACCATCCAAGACTACGAGGTAAGGAACTAAGATGACACTATACAAAGTAACAATCCACGAACACCGTATCTATGACTCATACATCGAAGCACCAAGCCAAGGGCTAGCTGAAGAGGTAGCGGAGGAACAGATCATCAATGAAGACAACGGCAAATGGCGTGAAGACCATATGGCTAACTGGACTGAAGTAGGAGATATCGAAGTAGTAGATGAGGAGGAAACATATGCCTAATTGGTGTGATAATGCTGTAATGATAAAGGGAAGCTCTGAGGATGTTCTAAGAATTAAAGATCTTATGAACGATGGACCCAACCCGTTTTCCTTTAACAAGTTAGCACCGGTTCCGGAAGCGTTAAGAAATCAGAGTGCCCCATTACGCGAGCCGGAACAAAAGATCAAGCACAACATTGCTAAGTATGGTGCCAAAGATTGGTACGACTGGTGTATCAATAACTGGGGTACCAAGTGGGATTCTTCTGAGACAGTGCCAACTGTTGATTTCACAGAAGATGACGAGTCTCAACTAGGCTATTCATTCCAAACGGCTTGGGCGCCCCCAATACCGGTATATGATAAGCTGGCTGAGATGTTCCCCAACATAAACATTTTCATTAACTATGATGAGAGTGGCATGTCGTTCTCTGGTTGGCGCTTCTACAAAGAAGGTGAACTACATTCAGAACGGGAATACAGCGATTCGTACTCTTCTGTACGGACGTTTATGGAACCTGACTCAGGTGTCTGGGAATGGCTGGAATAGGAATGGAGGATAATGGCTGATGACAGTGTAAACTACAAACTACGTATACTTTATGAGGTAGACATAGCTAAATGGCGTATCGGAGACCAGCGCTATCCGGAGAATCGGGAGTGGTGTCTCTATGTATTCGATAGAAACAAGGAAGAGTGGGTTCCGGCCAACTCTCTCAAAGATGCTGGAGAGGGAGTGACAATCAAGCACATACAAATAGTAGAAGAGTAACCCCGGGCGCAATCCGGGGTACTCGAGGGTGAAAACTCCGAGGTACTTGGAGCTAGCACTTAAATTATACATCACACAAAAGGAGGGAGATACAGTTGTTTCAACTAGTAGACATACGACTAAAAGACAAGAATGTAAGAAAGCTGGTCTCTGCTCTAGAGAACGCTGGACTGGACGTCTCGATAACGCCAGGAAAGCACCACATTAAAGTAGTCAATACCGAGACTAAGAAGGTGGTTTTCTTTGGATCACAGTCCCTAGGAGACTTTAGAGCAGGCAAAAATATACTCAGAGACCTAAAGAAGGTAGGCTTTGAGACCGACATAAAACTATAGGAGGAAAGATGGCCAAGAAAGAAACAGTAACGTTTACAGCTAGATTGACTAAGAATGAGGTCAAAGGTGGGGCATGGCTTGCCTCAGTCTGTACATCTACTGATTACTACGGTGACGATAGAGACCGTGGTTATGAAGAGTATGAGGCCTTTACTAACGTATCTGCAGGTAAGCGTTGGATTAAGGAAACACTCATTAAGGTAACACCGCGTAAGAATATAAAGATGACACCTATAGAGACACGAGTGCAAACCAATGAAGCCGGTGAGCGTAGTGTGGTGCCACATGTAGATGCTAAGGGTAGGAATCTAGACTATATAGGTTCTGTATCATTTAAGGCAGAGCTGTTCACTCTAGACGAAGATGATGAGGAGGATATGATCTGATGGACATGGAAACAATCGAACCACGTACATGCACTATGTGCTACGGCACAGGAGTAACTCAATGGTATTTAGATGATGATACCTTTGAGACAAGAGAATGCGAATGCCAATACAAGGAGGAAATCAATGCCTAAATACAGCACCATGTTCGAGACCAGCCGCAACGGCATCCTATCGTTTGTAGCAGAGGATGACAATGAGGCCATTCAAATCTATGAACAGCTGATCAATGGGGATGTTTACCCCGATGTTCTAGATGGAACAGAAGAAGAGACTGAGGACTCTAACGTTAGTTACTACGAACTACGTACTGGCCAAGGTAAATTAATAGCAGAGTAATAGATAGCAAAAAGCCCCCGGCCATTTCGGTCGGGGGCTTAATGTTTGTGTTGGCCGATTTTTAGGCCTCAGGCTCGTCATCCGCCAAGAGATCATCTAGATCATCTAGATCATCCTCGTCAAAATCAAAGTCATCGAATCCATCTTCAAAGTCATCTTCGAAGTCTTCATCAAATAGATCTGGGTTGATATCGTCTGACATGGTTTACCTTTCCTATGGGTGGTCTGCCCGGTTATTGTACATTATCCCTTACTAGTTTTACTTCGCATGCGTCTGTTGTACAGTATGCCTCACCTACGGCGTCAAATGCCATCCCCTCGTACACACCCTTAAGGTCGATTGGGAACAGCGTCATCCTACCTTCTTCATATTCTTCCGCAGAGCTCTGTGTATACGGCATCTGTGGGTATGAACCATTATCCATTGGCAGGAACGATACGGTCTTGAGTTGACCGTCATACATATGCAAGGCAGTTCCGATAGCAGAGGACTCTGTCTCTGGGTTAAACGACACGGTTACTGATACTGAGTTATCAGACCAATAACGCTGAGCTGTAGCAGCAAGCGCCATCTTCTCATAGATAGATACATCCTTCTCAGAGCGTACTGCTTCTGCTTTAATTGGGAAATACACTACAGATGTACCGTCCGGATCGCTAGCTGATGGCTCTACCCTGTAATTAGCCATCTTAAAGAGTGGCAGCATAGGATCATTGTTAGCAAAGCGAATAGTGCGTAGGAAGAACTTTCCGCCTGGTGTCCAGTGAACTCCTGGGGACTCCCCTGCTAAGATCGACACAGTGCCGGATGGCTTGATGGTCGTAGTCTTGATAGACTCACGAACTCCCAACCATTCTGAGTAACTCTTATCATAGCCCTGGACTGTCTTGTATCCCTCATCCATCCAGCTACGAAGAACCGGTAGGCCCTTGGTATCTGCAAAGTTTGCTACACCAGAGATAGACGTACCGATGCGGCGGTTACGCTGCATGATGGCATTGGTCTCTTCCCAGTGGGTAGGAAGAAGCGTTACAGTCTTAGCATAGAGATATGCGAACTTAAGAGTGCGCTTGAAATCCTCTAGATTGTCATGACGGCCAATATATGTCTCAACCAAAGTACAGCACTCCATAGATTCCAAGGACTGCTCAGCACATGGGTTATATCCAGCAGCACGCCAATCTTTATTATTAATTGGATCTGCTAGGCGTCCGTACTGACGGGTTACGTCCATCCAGATAACTCCAGGCTCACCATTGCGAGCAATACCATCAATGATGCTATCTAGGCCCTGTCCAACTGATACCTCAACAGAGTTGTTGGACATCCAGCCCCAGCCCGGAGCTGCCGGATCGTATGAGTTACGCTCTGGGTACTTCTCTGAATTTTTAAGATTAAGAAATACCTCATCGTCTGCCTTACCCATCAAGAGCTCAGCTGAGCGGCGAACGTTACCGGAGACTACGCAGACCCCAATTAGATTCCCAATGTCGGCAATGTCTAGGACTGTGAGTTTTTCTCCTGCTCGTCCTTTAAAGATCTTTCGTAGTTGATCGTGAAGCTTGATAAGAGGCTCTGCTCCTGCAGCTGTTCCTCCAAATGTTTTGATCGGCGTTCCAATTGGGCGGATCTGGCTGTAATCAAAGACTGGGCTCTTCTGATCTGGCTTAAGGAAGCTATTGATGACCGATGTGGTACTTTCGAACCACCCTTCCCTGGTGTCTGGGATGACGATGGGTTCGGTGTCTGGTTGTGGGTCATAGATTGTGAAGTCCTTGTCTGCACCCTTTGTATCGAAGCCTACGCCGACTCCCAGCATAGATGCTTCCATTAAGAATGCGAATGGTTTGGCAGGGTTTAGTTTTGTCATTTCCGATGTAGATACAAAGGAGCAGTTCTGCAATGCTGCAGAGTTCTTTTGAACATTGACAAGCGGGGTACCCATCATCCATAGGCCGCGCCCAGGCGGGGTCCACTTAAAGTTAAACATTCGGTCATAAGCTTCCTTGGCAGAGGAGGCTGCCTTGGTATCTGACCATGGAAGGCGTTGCTGCTTGGCATAGTCCTTTTGGAGTGAGTACATGCCGTTGATGACACGCTCACATGCGTCGGCCCAGGTCTCCTTGGTGCCATCCTCTTTAAGACGAGAGTAGGTCCTAATAAAGGTAATTTCCCCGACTGAGTTGCCTGCAGCATCCATATAGCCCCAGTCAACCTTCTTGGCGCGATAGGAATTTACAAAGTCTTCAGCAAGTTTAAACGAAAACAATATACTGCCTCATTTCTGTTAGATTTGTCTTATTATCAGGTATTAACCGTTTAGGCCTCTATCTAATATTCTACTAGATTCAGCCTCACTCACGCCACCGTTGGGGAGGTCACGGAGGGTGTTAGCTCTGTCACCAAATAGCTGGGACAGGACCCCACCAGAGGTTTGACGCTCTGCTGTGATTCGGATGAACTCTTTATTTTCTTCCAGTTCCTTCATTTGCCCTACCAACTTAAAGAGTCGGTCGAGCTCTTGACCGGTGTTAGGATCTGGGTATCCACCGTTCAATTCTTCAGCATATCGCGCAAAAGCGACCCTAGAACCCTGCATTTCGATCATAGTTGTCAATAAACCCTTTAGCTGGTCCTTGGTTTTGATCTCAACCGGCAGGCTAAAAGCACACTCGCTGGACGGCTTAAAGGCCGGACAGTTTGCTGCCACAAAGCAAGTATCACATTGTCTGAGAGAAACCGGGCTGCTGCTGAGGACAGAAACATCCTTGATTACATCTCTGCCGTCATCGTCTTTTTCAACTACGGTCTTAGTTTTTACTCCAAATACAGGCAAGATTTGGCGGTCATCTTGGTCTCTTTGCGCCAAAAGTTTCCTACCCTCAGAGGGCTTGTTATCAGGAAGTCCACCCCCTGTTTCCGCACTTCCTGGATCATCCCTAAATTCACTGTTATCAGATAACTTCTTACCGCTTCTTTTATCCAAGGCTTTCTCCAGCTGCAGGTAGGACCAAATAGCGAGGCGGGTTACCTCGTTACTATCATCATTAATAATCTTGTCGTAGTCCAGTCCGGCCCTCTCAATGATCGCCTTGTAGCGAGGACGTGCCTGGTCTTTCTGCTTCTTCTGATACCGGACTAGCTTTGTACCGTTCCATACAATCGTCTCGCCTCTCATCATTGGAGATAGCCAAGACAGGCTGCTAGCCGTTGATAGAGCTACCTGGCGTAGATTGTCCGGCTTGGCACAGGCAACGCCATGGAACTGAAGGTCTGGGAACTGGCTCAACATGGCCTTAGAACGTGCTGACAGGCTCGTATCGTCCTCTAGTGACTCTCCGAGTATAGCGACGTTATTAAACCGCTCACAAAGGCTGTAGAGGCCGGTATGACCCGTTTCCTGGTGCCATACAACCCAGAGTTTATCTCCCATAATTTCTTGAGCTTGGGTACGGTGGTAGTTGTTCCAGGCCTGATCCATAGACTTGACGTCTAGCTCTGTGGCTCCTGAAAGTCTATCGGCATTAACAGCTAGGAAGTCTAAATAAGAGTCTGCGTATTCCTGCAGCTCCCGTTCTGTCATCTTTAGATCGTTGATCTGATGTCCGCCACCATCTACATAGACCTTAACATCGTCAGGGAACCTACCCTGAATCAGGTAGTCCTTGGTCTTAGGCAGGCCACGCTTGGCTAGGCGGTAAAAGTTAATGGATACGTGCTTAACACCCATATTGGTGAGAAGGATACGGTGGGACGGGACTTCAGCCCCCATGAATATAAGGTTCATTCGAATCGGTTAATTCTGCTACCTAGATGGGCCTGAAGGATTGCGTCCTTTTGGCGGTCTACCTCTACCTGCAGGTCTTCCCACGGCTTAACATTTCTGATAGTTCTAACAAAGCGAGGAGAAGCAAACATAATAGTAGGGATGCCCATAGATAGGGCTTCAGCACAGAAGTCTGAGTCAGAGTCAATAAAGAGCTCAATCTTACCTTTAGACTTAGCTACCTCTAGATGACGCAGACGTGTTTCTTGTCCTACAAAGAAGGTACTAGTATCATAGATTTCGCCATACCCAACAATCATATGGCTGCGAAGCCAATGCTCTGTCTTGGCTGTGTCCATGTCAGATGAAAGAATTACACGATAGAACTCTGAAAGAATTCTAAACAGCTTGATACCCTCTGGGATAGGATCGCCCGTCTCAGTTTTGAGAACGCCCTCTACTGCAATTATCGCTGACATTATTCCTCTTCATCGTTGTCCAAATGTTTCGCCTCGCAATTTCTTGCGAGAGAAGGTACCACATACTTTGTATTACAGAATTCACATTGATATCTGTCCATACACCTATTCTACCGCATAGATCTCCGGATCAATGTGGAAGTGCTAGGTAGTTCTACTCCGTAAAGCTCTTTATTCTCTTGGTTTAGCCTAGAATCTCTTTGATCTTTAATATATCGCAAAGATTGTACTGCCCCAGATCTCTTACCGGCTTGCCACCGGTAGTTATGGTAGTCTGCATACCCCGCACCATTTTGGCTAAAGGCTAGCTTACGACCATGATGAATATCTTCGAAGTAAGCTGTAGCTTGCTCTTGAGCTAGCTTAATCTTACGCTCTGCGTTAATTCTATACGCATCATTGGTAGATGATCTTAATTCATTTACAGCAGAGTTGTGACGATTTAAAATTTCTGATGCCATCTCAAAGTCACGATTAGCTTTTTGTTCCCAATCACGACTGTAAGGCGGCTGAATATTTTTATCTGGCCTTACTGTCCATGTATCGCTAATCAAATCATACGCTGCATATGGGTTGATATCTCTAATGTCAGTTTGAGGGTTTACATAAAATGTAAGCTCATACCCATTCCAGTCACGGGTATTAGGCATAATCTCAGCATTAAACCCTTCATTGAACATAGCAGAGATTTCTTGGTTGCTATACCCAACATACTCTGGATTATTCTGTCTGAACTTTGTGTACTCAATTCCTACCAAGCAATCGAGATCACCCGGATCGCGTGAGGCCTCCCATTGATAGGAGACACCTGAACCGGCCAACCAGGCTTTGGTCCAGCGATGAGGAGAGTTAAAGTTACGACTTAGATAATCAAAGAGAATAGATAGAATGCCTTCTCTTACAGTTACCCGTAGCTCCGTGCCTTGAAACAGGTCTGGATCTAGCTCAGGTGAAGGGGCGCTAAAATACGAAGTAGCCCCAGGCGTGATGCCTGGAGCTGCTGCGTAGTTATACATTCCCATACCCGTATTCTTCCATCCCTTACGTCATTACGTCTCGGCTTGAAGCATACAAATATTAAGACTGTGGGGCTGATGCTTCCTGAACGGCCTGTAGACGCATTGCAGAGTACTCTGCCGCTGCTTGGGCCTGAAGATCCATGAGGATTTCAGAGGTGTAACGGCGAATCTCAATTAGAGATGCCTCACGCTCTACTGGAATAGAGAATAGAGAAAGGTTCTTCTCAATATAGACAGCGCCCTCGTCATTTACAAGTACAGCAAAACCGTACTTAAATGGTGGAATTTCTGGTGCTGTTGCATCAGCTGCAGGAGCTGTTGTTGTAGCATCTGTGGTTTCTGTGGTTGTTGTATCTTCTGACATGTTATGTCTCCTTATTCGTACAGGCCGGCTTTTTTACGATTTTGTTCTACTACGAACGTCTTAGCTGGACAGAAGTCGCAAAGATATACCTTTGTGCTTTGTGATTTTGCGGCTGTGTCCAACCCGAGATCCTTACGGAGCTCGTCGGTACCTTTTGGCACCAATCTTTTCTTTTCTGTCTTGTAATCATAGCATCCTTCAACAGGGCGAAGGTGCAGATTAAAGCACTTCATGGCATCCTCACCAAAGGTTGCCTTAGTTGTGTAATAGTCTGGATCAATGTCTGCTAAACCGCCACCGACTTTATCTCTAAGATTCTTAATGACCTGCTTTTTTACTTCAGGACGGGAATAGAGCTTGACTCCGATTTTAGATAGAAAACCGGCATGCTTAATTCCAGCAGACTCATGCTTGTCTACTAAGACTTGCAGCAATACGTCATCATCTGGGTTGCCTTCAAAATCTGGCAACTCCTCAATAGTTTTACAGTTATAGCAATAGAGCAAGCGGATTTTAGGACCCTCGTCCTTAATCTCTGTGTACTTGCCTTCTCCTGCGGAGCCTGCTCCGCCTTGTCCTAAAATTGGGACGCCCATTTATACTCCTTTATAACCCTCTAATTAATAGTCTACCACAGGTATTACTCTCCGGATTCAAGCTCCAAAGGACCTTGTTGACCAGTCTTAAATTCTAACGCTTTCTTGCGCTGATGTTCAATCTGTTCTGCTCTGCTCATACGCCTGAATGCTTCTTTTTCACGATTTCTTGAGGAAATAGCAGTGTCTGCATTTTCTGCAACTAGGTCGGCTTGCTGCTTTACAAGCTGTTCTTCTGCAAACCTTTCTAAAGGCGTTACTGCTCTGGTTCCTGTAACATCGTTTGCAATCATGTGAGCAGGTAAAACCGCTTGTTCCCAGTCCCGTAAATTACCATAAGGAACGGACTCACGTGTTGCACGCTCGCTAGGTAGGCTTTGACCCACACGTGGGGCAGCCTCTGGCTTAGCTTGTCCTGGCTTACGTGTGCGCTGTACTCCTGAAAGATCTTTAGGGCTAAATACGTATGGCTTACCCTTCATACCTCTAGGCTTAGGTTCGCCCTCAGCAGCATTATCTACAGTCCTAGCATAGATAGATGAGCAAGTAGGACAATATTGATTTCCTGAATCATCTGTAGGCAACTCAGACGTAGCAGAGTGATACTTTTCCATGTGCTCGTCGTGCTCTTCAGGGCTTATTTCACCTGACGCCCTAAGATTATCTATGGCCTTAGTTAAGATTTCTTCTTTTTCGTTGTTGCTGCGGCGGCCGCTTACTTCGTCAAGATGCGTCTTAAGTGAACCACTACGAGCATTCTTAGTTTCAGTCTCTTGTCCCCAAAGTAGATCTCCTTCAGGAAGAACCACATTCTTAGGTGGCTTTGCCTCACCAGCTGGAAGTGTTACGGGAATTCCGCCTGTACGTAGGGTTGACTCAAGGGCACCTGTAGCTGAGTTTCTTAGGCCTTCTAGACGTGCCAAATGCTTTTCTACATCTTGAGCTTTAATAGGCGTAAATCTAATATTAGGATCAGCCGCGTGCTGTATCTGCTTTAGCTTTAAATGGTGCTTACAAAGAACATAGGGAGTTGTAGTAAAAGGATTATCTGTAGCACTAGTTAAAAAGTGTGTGCCGGCAGGACCATCCTCACCGTGTGAGTAGGTTCCACCTGGAATATCGCAAGTTAACCCAATGCGTCGGTTATTTTGAAGAGCTAGATCCTCAAACCAATCATAACCATGAGTTGTTCTTCCTGGACCTGTAGCTGTGAACATAGGTTTACGACCACCTACAGCTTGTACAGGGATAGTAACTTTAGTTGAAGGCTCTATGTCAATAGTTCCTTCAGGAATGCCGGAAGTTGTCTCAGAAGTTCTTGTTACAGCTTCTGGACCTCTTGTTATCTGACGTTGGGTACCTGTATGAACCCATTCAGGCTTAGATATAGATGAGCCGCCTGCTCCTGTTGCTGTACCTACTGTTTCGGTTTCGCCACTATTGACAGGTTGAAGAGTGGATTCGTCTACAGAATTTCCATCAAGTTCTTTAGCCATGGGTTATTTACCCTTGTTCTTGGGCTTCTTACCTCTAATGTCGATTTCTTTGCCATCAGCATCGCGACGGATATTATTATTATCAATTTCAATATCAGGAGATGCGTAATCTGGATGATCTTTTGGTAGGGCAGCACGACGTGCCATATCCTGTTGAAGACGTGTTTTAAACTCTTCGGCACGTGAAACAAAAACAGGCCTACGTGCTCCTGCGCGATCTGGTAGATTAGACATTAGTATCCCTCCGGTGGGGCCTTACGAACTCTATGTGCAAATGCGTTAGTAATAGAACTTACATTATCCTCAGCAAAAGGAGCGGGGGCTCCATTATCAATCAAGCCTTGTGCTTGAGTGGCATCTTTTGCAAGAACATGCATAGGTTCTTTAAGAGGCTCAGTAATATGCTCAGTAGATCCATGCTCAAAATGATCATTGCGAGTCAATGATTCATCGTCAAGACCGAGGTAAGAGCTAACCGCCTTGCCAGCTTTCTTAATCTTGCCGGCTGCGGGTGAGTTCTTAATCTTGTTTATACGGTCTTTGTGCCATGGATCTTTAGCCATTTTAGTATGTACCCAACATCTTGTTGTTAGCGGTGTCCGCTACATCTGTAGCTGGACGTGCCTTTGCGGTAGCGGACATAGCTGCAGGGTTAACCTTGCTAGGTGTCTCTTGATCGATAAAATCATAGTTCCAGTATGGGTGTAGACCACGGCGATTAGCCAACATAAGGTCTTCGCCTGTGCCTGGAGCAACAGTTGTGTTAGGACGCACCTTGCGGTACTTGCCGTCTGTGGCGCCGTCCTTCATGCTGTTATTGAGAGATTTATTTTCTGTACGCATTATTACATACCTCCAAGGTAGGCATCGTTTGCTTTTGCAGACTCTTCGTAAGCTTTCTTACGAGTTACTAGTGGCTCCTCATTAGGATTAGTTGAAAGAGGGGTAGCCGCAAGTAAGCGACGTCCTGCTCCAATCTGTACTGTCTCACGGCCTTTAGTATCTGGCTTGTAACCTACAGGTGCAAGGGTAGGGCCGTTTGCGGCTTCTAGGGCACGAGCAGCGGTCTTTGCTACGCGCTTAGCGTTATTTTCTCTACGTGGTAGGAATCTCATTATCTCTCCTGATCGTTAGTTGGTGCTTCAATGCCGTAAGATACATTAGGCACCCCCGCTTTAGCGGAAGTGTTTACTAACATACCTGCAAAATCATTATGACCAAAATCAGACTGTGCGTTGCTGTAGTGAACAGCACGGCGATGTGCCGCACGATCTTTAAGGTAGTTCATTATTTTGCCTTTTTCTTTGCTGCTGGCTTAGGTGCGTGCTTGGCTTTTGCCTTAGCTTCAATTTCAGCCTTACGCTCAGGAGTCATGACCTTCAGTTTTTCAACCTTATAGTCCATATCCTTGCCGTGTGGGTCCTTAATCTTACTACTAGCCTTCTTCTTTGCCATGGTGTAATTATCTCCTTATTTTTAATCTTTGTCAGGGTTATGGTGCTTTGGGACCCTCGGACGTGTAACTTTTTTGCCCCTAGCGTGGCTAGTCTTCTGCCTGCGCTTGGTACTGGCCGTCTTGCTTCCAGGATTTAACCCGGATGCGACGCCAGAAACCCATTGACCGGCAGACTTCTTCTCCCAGCTAGCTACTGAGGTGAATTGTTTACCTTTCATCGGACATCAAATTCTTGGCGTGCTTTTCATACTTCTCATTGCGGCAGTATGGGCATAGACCATCATCGCTATACATAGCTTCTAGCGGAGTCATAGGGTATCCACACTTCTTACACGGCAAAGTACCATCATAGATAGTTAAGGTTGATACATCTTCATCCACAATTACACGACCCATCATCTAGACGTAAGGTAGAGCAGTTTCTGCATACCCCGTTAGAAATGGCGTTAATGGCATGTTCAGGAAACCTTGTATGCCCGCCCGGTGTTCTAACAGCCTTAATTTTACCAGTCTGTGCCCAACGCCCTACCGTTCTAGGGTCTACTTTAAATAGGCGGCCTACCTCCTGTGGGGAGTAAAGTTTAGGAAATTCGTTATCTTCAGGGTAGTTTCTTTTAGACATTATTTACCTTCTCCGCTGCCGGTATCAAAATGATCGTTTCTTGTCATATCATTAAGTACGGCTGTGTTACAGTACTCGCAACTATTTCCATGATTTAAGTTACTTGGATTATTGCGTGGATCTTCTACATGCGCCCTTACAAAAAACTTACTTTTTTCACCGTTAGACCTAACTAAGCTACACTCTTCACAGTCAGGATCATCATGTCCCATGTACCAAGGACCCTCTAAAGGCTGCATATTATGTTTTTGACGAAGTTCTTGTTGCTTCATAGCTTCATTTAAATGAAGACGTCGATACCAAGCTTTCTTATCAATAGCCATATTACCATACACTTTCTGATACGTTACGAGCTGTGCCTTGATAGCCACCAGGCTCACGAGTAAAGTCTACACGAGTTGGCTGGAAGGCGTTATTAACGTCCATAACATCTTGAATGCCCAGCTGACGGGTGCGATATCCAAAGCGAGGTGGGAATAACTGCACCTGAGGTAGAGGAGGACGAATTAGATCTGGGATCAAGGCAGCTGGCATTGTAGCAGACTTAAGGGCTCTAGCCATAAATGCTTCTTGAGCATTGGCAAAAGGACCCATGAAGTCATACCGAAGAAGACTTGGTTCTGGATCCTCATTAACTATAGGGCGACCCTTACTATAGTCATAGACGCCATTTGCATCTTCCATTATAGATTCCCCGTTCTGTGTCCTCGTTCATGCATTACTGCCTCTTCAAGAGGCACATCAGTATTGCAGTTTTCGCAGTATAGGCTTTCAACGCCATTTATCTGCTTAATAGGGTTTTGTGCTTTAACCTCTTTAAGTGCAGAGCCGGTAACTCCACGACTTAACTTATCGCGCAATGCGTGGATAGCGTCTTTGGGGTAAAAGAGATCATGATGTCCCCCAATACCTTTTTCTCTACGCTCTACAGGAATCTTATTAATGCGAGTAAGCTTATGCACAGTGTCAGGGTGTATACCAAGCATGTCTGCAACGTCTCTATGACTATAGTAGCCCTCATTAACACGTTGTTCTGAAAGGGTAGGGCGCTTGCCAGATTTAGGGCGACCGCCGTGATTCTTTTTGCAATCTGCTCCACATGTAGCCAGGTGTCCTGGGCGTTTAGACTGGTCCATAACGTTTCCTAAACTTACTCTCTATCATACCCATTTTAAGGTGAGTTGATAAACCCATTTTTGCTTCCATGCCGCGAGATATTGCTTCGTTACACCAAGCACAAGTGTCACCATGTCCAAAATCTTTATGGGATGCGGCGCCAGTCTTAACATACTCATCAAGATGTTCTTGATCCCATTCAGGATTATCTGGTAGAAAGTTATGATCTTCTTGCATAGTTATTTCCACTTAGGGGATAGGTGAGTGAAGTTCTGAGCTGTGCGAGGATTAAACTCTGCAGGTACGTTTGCTGATACATCGGCTTTACCATCATTAACAAGGTGTGGTGCAGGAGCCAACGCCATCTTAGGAGCGTTTCTCTTACCCATGTAGACCACTGCCCCGGCAACCTCCTGGACCTTATAGTTTTTAGATTTGACTCCGCGATCTGGCTCAAGATTCTGAGGCCACAAATACTGAGCGGGATCAATACGTTCTCCACGGTGAACACCACGTTGATAGGCACGTTGATTCTGACGATTCTTAAGAGAGTCAAGAACAGTGTCGCCAATAGAATAAGGCTTACCCTTATCATCACGACGAGTACGAATTGTTCCTAGGTAACCATCTGGATATTCCGCTTGAGGTGCGCGACCAATACCCATACGCAAAAAGTCCATAGAGCTACGTGGGGCTACAGGAGTACCGCCACCACCCGTAGTGGTGTACGCTCCTACATAACCGCTAGCACCGAGGTACTGCCAGTTTTGATGCGACTGAGGCATGTCTACTCCCTTGAACGTCCCCAGTATACCCTGAAAAGCAAAAAGCCGGGGTGTATTCCCCGGCTAATTACTTTAATCAGGCTACTTAGCTGCCTCTACAGCAGCTTTAGCTACAGCCTTCTGAGCGTCTGCTACTGCAGCGGTTGCTACAGAAGTGAGAGCTGCAGTTGTTACTGCGTCAAGGTGCTCCTTCTTTGAAAGATCTGCTACAACACCTTTGGTATTAAAACGAGCCAGGATTGGACCGACTACACCGATAACAGCAGCCCAGAGAACATGCTTGAGGTGGTGGTTTCCTGTCTGATAAATTGCTACAGCTGATGCGGCTGTTGCATAAAGATAGTGCTCGACAAGTGCTTTTTCCGATTGTGGTAGGTGCATTTTATATTCCTTATTCTGTAGGTGTTACATTGTTTACGTATGGTGTAACAATGTGGGATTCAGCCTGAACGTTTGGCTGGGAAGAGGAGAAGCTAGGCTGAGCAGTACCGGCTAGTCCAGCCGATATAGCAAGGCCTATATGCCTCAAGTCCGGTGAAAAGCCAGATGCTGCCCACGCACTAAACGCGGCAGAGCTTCCAATACCCACTGACACAGGACTTTTAAGATTAAGTTTAATCATCTTTATACCCCTCTATTAAATAGTCTACCACAGAAACAGCTCATAGGCTACTTGCTGTCTTCTACGCCCATATGATCCATAATCAGGTTGATATGCCTGCGCATTTCCTCAATATGATTATGGGTTGCCTGATCTAGCTTTAGATCCTTACTAATAATGCGCCTATCTTCCTCACCTGAACGGTTAGTAGCGTTCAAGATCAACCCGGATAAAAGAATAGACTCCAAAGAAACTATGAGAGTTAAGAGTCCGTACGGGAACGGCTCTATGGCAAAGACTACCCAGCTTCCCCACCAAAGCAGGTGAAAGATAAAGAACCAAGGGGATCCAAAGGATACTGCGGCCCAGTCAGATAGTTTTTGAAACAGCTTCATCAGTATCCTGCCTTTGCTGCCATAGATAGGTATGTGTTAGGACCCACAATTCCAGCTTTCTTCTCAGCAGCTAGGCCTGGATATTTAGCTTGATAAACCGGAATCAAAGCTATTTCTTCAGGTGTAAGAACGTTAGAAACTAAGTTCATTGGAAGTAAACCTGCGTTAGCAAGAGCCCTAGCTACGATCAGCTCAGCTGTTCCTTTAGCGCCGGCCTTAAAGGCTTTAGATCCAGGGAATGGCGGAGCAACTATGACAGTAGTTTTAGTTGTAGGTGTGGTGCTTGTAGAATTGTGTACTCCGGCAACACCGGCCCCACCAAGAGCTGTTACACCAGCGACACCTGTAGCTAAAGCTTTATTGTTAACAGCTTTACTAGAGGCTGGCTTAACTGCACCAGGATACTCAGGGCGAACGATAGCCAAGACATAAAGGTAGGGACGATGAACCCTAAATACGCCATCACCATTAGCAGGATTACCAGTTGATTTGTCTGGTCCGGTATTAAATCCAATACAAGTAATGCCGTCACGAGATGCAGCCTCAATAATCTCTACGTGGTCTGCAACACCATTACCGGACCAGGAATAAAATACTAGATCTCCTGGCTGCCCTTCATACTTTCCTACAACACGGCCCTTTTTTTGAAACCATGTCAAGCCTGCAGGGCAGTATGCAAAACCCTTTTCAGTCTGGGCAGCAACAAGAGCTGAGAGACCAGCTTGGGCAAATACCCAACTAACTCCCATGGCGCAGTAACTTTCATTTGGAATGCCGTACCACTTGCCGTATGGATTATCATTGTTAGGGCCCTCAATAAACCCAATTTGGGTCTGTGCAATGTTTACAATATCTAAACCGCTACTCATGTGTCACCTCCGCTGCAGGATCTGTACCTGTCTTGCGATATCTAAATGTTTCCCACAATGGGGCTGGGATCTCATGTATGCCAAAGCGTGTACGGTGATGGGCCTCACAGAGAACCTCTAGATTTCCTGGGGACTCAATCCACTCCTGGAAGTCTTCATCATTTTCAAAATGTAGTCCGAATGCTTTTTCAACTTTAGCAGGATCCATATTGTTGATCTGGCTAAATTCTATGTGGCTGTGATGTAGCTCAGGTCCTCCAGAGCATAGGTCATCATCAATTATGCACTTCCATAGGCCTTGCTTTTTAATCCTAGCCTTAGCCTGATTGAACAAGTGGTAGTGCGGATCTGTCTCACGAGGCTCATGGGCAGGGATAGAGACAGCAAGGTGAAGATTCATTGCTTGCTTATGTGCGTCTGTCACTGGTAGATTAACCTCTCTGCTAGATCACCTGGTGTCACAAGGGCATCGGGCTTTTTACTTAGTGAATAGTTTGCATGCTCATATGCTTCAGATACAAGCTCTGAGCAGATAAAACCTTGTCTCCTAGCTAGGGATATCCATAGCTTAGTTGGAGGTAGTTTTAGGCCAAAAGCACGTAGGAAGATTACAAAGATATCTAAATAGCCGTATGGCTTACCAATTTGATCTACAGCGTAATCTACGATGATCTTGCGTTGTTCATCAGTAAGGCTGTACTCATGTTGATTCCAGGCTATTACAGGGTACTCGTCTACTTTGCCAAAAGTAACCCCAGTAGGTCTAGCCTCAACAAGTGCTCCATCGCCAATGTAGATTACGGCGTGATTCCACCTACTTGTTGTGGTTAATCTGATGAGCCTGCCAATAAAGCCGTTGGTTTTAACTACACCATAGTCTCCTGGACGCGGTGTATAAACCATTATTGCTCCTCTACGTCGTCTACGTGTTGTTCGAAGCGACCCTCTAGCTTAGCTACTTTTAAAGCAATCTTTTCCTGATGAGACCTAAGCTCTTTAAGAAGAGGGATGATCTCCAGGTTAATCTTATCGTTAAGAGAAGACCCATGGTTTGGCTTCAATTCTGAAAGATAGTGCTTAACTACCCAGCGCAAAATAACGCCTACGGCTGCGATAATAGCAATCGCTGCAGAGATACCTTGCAAAATATTAATAGTGTTTTGGCTCACATCTCTCCAATAAAATAGGTCGGCGTATGCACATATTATGCATTACACCGACCTATTCGTACTGCTAAACGCAGTTACTTAAGCGTACTTACAATCTCCTGACCGCGGTACATAGTCTTACCTTTATGTATATGAACTTGGTCGAAGTGGAAGCTGTCATCGTCCCCATCTTTAAAGAAGATAACACTTACTCCTTGTTGCCAATTTTCAAAATACTGTAGAGCTTGGCCTTTGACATCAACACCGCCCTTAACGGAAGGGACTGCACCGTCAACCCTGCAGAGGCATCCCGGGCTAAAAGAGACACTTTTAATGGCCTGGTCACGATCAAATACAGTCTTGGATTGCTGTTCCATGCGATGAGTATGACCAAATAACGTAGAGATATTTGGATTCGAATTCGCATATTGTGCAGCCGTTGAGCCAGATGCATTAGCACGATCACCGTGAACAGCACGTAGGCGCTTATTAATCCAATGTGCTCCAGCTGGGTAACCATCGATAAACTCCACCCCTAATTCATCACAACGTAGTAGATTCTGTAGGCTTAAAACTGGCCAAGAATCTGGCATGTTGGCTACTTTTAGACCATATGCCGCAGCAGCATTAGTGTTAATAAAGCGATTGAGACGCTTATCGTGATTTCCCTCAAGAAGAATGATGCGGGCATCTGCCCCACCGTTCGCCCTTTGTTCAGCAAGAAAACGATGGCCCCTATTAATAGCGAGCTGAGCAGTATGAGCAAAGTTAGACTCCTGTTCATATGTTCCAAACATAGGGAGATCTAGGAAGTCGCCCAAGTTAATAATTTGGTCTAGTGGATGACCGTGGTCTAGCCCTACAATCTGAAGCGCCACATCCATAGCATCCTCATCATGGAACGGATCTAGAGTTCCGTCCTCGTTCTTACGGTAGCCGATCTGTGGATCGGGCAGGGCGACAGCAACCTTCCAGCCACTGCTGATCAGGGCAGGGGTCGGGGTTGGTTTTGGATTAATGATTACTGGGTCTGCAGCCTGTACAGGTTGCCACTTAGGACCCTCACTCCACTTAGGAGACAGAATGATCTTAGTATCATCTGGGTTAGTTGACAGGCTGACCTTGCTGATCTTACCCACATCATCTGGGGTAAGTCCGTTAGCCTTGAGTAGTTTGTCAATGGAACTTAACGCTCCGTCTGCTTTGGCTGAGTTGTATGCGTCTTCTAGCGACATGAACAGTTTCCGTTTCTGTGCTCTTTGAGCGTTGTTAGTCCGAATGGTGCTCCTGCAGATTTGTAAAGCGTGTGAAGACTTCGAGTAGAGAAGTCATCATCATTTAAGGATTCTTCAAAGGCTTTAGAATCAGCCTCATTAAGATTAGTAGCCCAGGCACCTACCGAACATTTGCCAGCTACATTTGGATTTTCTACTTTTGCTTTTTGATACAAAGAGTCTAAACTCATAGTGCCCCCCCTTTACTTAATAGGGGCCTATAAAGACCCCTATTAAATATATTACCACAGATTAGTAAGAAGAATCAATTCCACCTGAGAAGCTACGCTTTGTAGCTGCTGGAATAACCCTAGCGTTTGCTAGTGTTGCTCCTGCTGATGGTTCGTTCTGCTTTACAATTGAAGTCACAATGGTATGTGCTGCACCATTGCGCTCAGCTGCGGACATAGGACGGTTTGGACGTGCTACGCGAGTTCCTGCAGCTGTTGGGTCTCCAGCCTGCACATCATTGCGAGGCTCGAGCTTTGTGTTTGCTGATGCTGCTCCAGAAGCGTTGGTAAATGAAACTCCAGGACCTTCGACTTGACGTCCCTGAGTGTTACCCGCTGCTACTGCAACATCGATATCTGACTTTGCCATGTTGGTACCTAACTGTTAGAGGTGAGATCTCATCTCAAATCTTATATTAATTTGCGGTGATTGTAAAGACAATCGCGCTAATCTGTCCATCCCGTGAATCTACCGTAGTAAATCCTGGACGACAGCTCAGGTTCATACCTCTTGGTGCCACGTAGCCACTTGCGATGGCAATTGCTTTAACCGCCTGGTTTACTGCTGAGGCGCCTACTGCCCGTAGGCGTACTTCAGGCTTTTCATATAGGGCGTGGGCAATAGCTGAGCCCACTGATTGTGCATTAGATCCTGCGCCTACGCGTAGGAACTTTTCTTCTGTTGATTCAGTCACGATTTGTAGTCCTTTAGGTTCGATTTTTAGGTCGCCCACCTGGTCCTACAATACCCTTTAAACGGCCGTCAGTACGTCTATAAGCCCCTAATTCTTTAGTCCCCTACCCAGGAGGTCAACCCAGACTGAAGCAGGCATTGTGGCGTACCACTGGCCCACATCTGTGGTTCCCTTTTTCTTATGGATAACCACTCCAGTCCAGGCCCCGTCGTTCTTCATCTCAGTCTCAAGCTCCTTGACCCACTCAGATAACTTCATGGTTGCATGGTTCTTGATCTCGATGGTTACTCCTGGGATACCTGAGACATCCCCTTTATCAAGGGTAGCCCCAGCTAGCCTACGGTCTGCGTAGGGAAACCATTGCTTGAGCCACGCCACTACAGCACGCTCTGCACCGCTGCCCTTAGCCTTGGCTGGATTGCTCACAGGTACACTCCTCGCAACATTTTTTGTTTGCCATAGGAAGAGTCTGAGGCTCAATGCCTAACTCCTCATCGCTAAACAAAGATAATTGTTCCCACTTACCTTCTGTGCTCATAGAAAAAACCTCTTATTTGTTGGAAGTTTTAGAAGCAACCACTTACGACTACGCCACTGGAAGTAGATGTTTCTATATGAAGTTTTATTTTCAAAGTCTAAAGTAAAGAGTGTTACAAAACCCCTATGGTTAAGAATCTTTTGGATATATTCCGCTAGGTAGTCTTCCTCTTCTTCTGACAGATAATCATCATCTGCCTCGTCCCAATCATCTCCATAACCATCACAGGCATCGCAGATAACTAGATTTCCTTCGTCAACCCAACCTTCTCCGTCGCATTCATAGCAACCTGTCATGTTGTATACCTCCTCTGTCTTGATCGTAATCCGCCATCCGATGTACGGCGGGTAAGTTCACGAGATACCACGTTGGCATCCCTCTCAATGTTTTGAGTTCTAGTTTCAATTAGCTTACGGAAAGCGTACTTAGTATCGTAATCATAGATTAGATCCTGGATAGCCTCCGACGCTTGAATCTGAGCCTTTACTAAGGTTACTCTGTCTCCTTTAGCTCCGGTCCAGTTACTAAGCAACGCTACAGCTTCGGCATTCTTTAGAGCGCTATCGGCCTCACGTTCATTAACCACAGCTATAGCAAAAGCTCCGGCTAGGTGGTCGTTCCACTGAGTGTACTGAACGAATAAGTCCATAAGGGCTTCGTCATCCAGCTCAGTTATATCTCTGGGAAGTGATGGGATCTCGTACTCTGGCTTTGGTGTTAAAGCAAACCCAAGTTCATTGAGAGCCTCTACTACTTTAGTGCTGATGCTCACTTGTTTTCCCCCCTAAATGGAGCGCAACGCTTGCACCCCTTAACAGGATCCTGGTTACATACAGGCTCCCTGTTGTTCTCTACAGCCCAGGCTACATCTCTAGCTTTATCAAAGATCTCAGCTGTGTAGTCTGGATTGTATTTTACTACGAACTCTTTATATTCTTGGTTAGCTTTAAGCTCATAAAGAAATACAATCTCCTCTGGAGCAGTCTCAAGCAAACCCTCTTCCACCATCAGATGGCAAAGGTGTAGGTAAACCTGACCCTGCAACTGGTGGGAGCGAAGAGGGGTGCGGATGTTCTTCCACACCACATCAATATCATTATTGTATTGAGCCATTAGGGCAGGCATCTCCATGCGGATAGTGCCTGTACCAATAGACTTAATCTCAATGAGGCAATCATCTCCTAGGCCTTTGATCCATCCATCGGCATGCCCACGCATCATATACTTGTCGCTACGTAAGGGAACCTCTAGGTACTCATCTTCAATGTCTACATTGTTAGACGACAGGTCCCAACCTTTACCTGTGGGACCGTGCCACATACCGTAAAGTACGCCCATCTCTCTAAACCAGTTCTGCCACTTGGCGTGGATGGTGTGGCCTTCAGCAAAGATAGATGCTAGGCGCAGGGTTGTCTTGTCACGAGTCTCAATGTAGTTTCCCTTGATGGCATGATACTGAGCAAGGGCGCACCACTCTTGCTTGATAATATCTGAGGGATGGATATAAGACTGATCTCGCTCATCAAACGGCTGTGCAAGTACGTGACGCTCTAGGGCACCAAGCAACCTGCTCTCGCGCTTGTTACTATTTAGAAACGCCTTTAGATCCTTGCTCGGAATTGTCGTCGGCTTTCCCGCCATATTTGCCCTCCAGCTCTAGCCACTCATCAAGAGTGACACCTTGTTTACGCATCTTGCGTTCTACCGCATTACGTTCTCGGTGTGATAGTCCACCAAAAATCCCATGAAGCTCCTCGTTTACGAGTGCTTCTTTAAGGCATTCTTTTCTTACCGGACAAGGAGGTCTACCATCCTTGCCCCAACAGATTGCCTTAGCCTTATCCGCTATGGGCTTGTATAGATGTTTGTCTCTGGGTGGGAAGAACATCTCTGTATCTTCTCCCCGACACTTGGCATCATATCTCCAAGTCCATGGCGGGTCATATTTGTTTGGCACTACTCACCTCTTACTGCGTTACGCAGTTCAAAAAAATCCTCCTCCAGTAGTACCACGTAGTTTTCACCATCGAGATGCAGACCCAGTACAGGCATTCTGCTATCCAAAATTGCTTCTTTGGTAATCTTCTCAAGTACTTCTGACTTGATTGTTACCGACTTCTTACCGGTCCACTTGTGCTCGATAAGGAGGTCGTCTGTTCTGACGTCCCCCTTACGAGACCAAAAAGCACCAGATGCGGCGTTGCGCTTGCCGCCTGCTACTTTCTCTAAACGCTTTTCATGCTTTAGAGACTGCTTCTGACCCTCACTCTTCATCAGAACTCATCATCAGTACTGGAGAAGACTTCAAGGTATCCATAACCGCTGCGGTTAGTTCTTCCTTTAAGTCAATCTCTTCACGGATAGAGTCAATGAGAGCCTGAGAGCCTTGCCACTTACGATCATTATAGTACATCCAGCCACCACGACGTTCTACGATGCCGTTGAGGATTGAGAGGGCTACGATCTCTTTTCCAGAGTCGTAATTACCCGCATCAATAGGTCCACCATCGGAGAAGTAGAAGTCGAGGTAGGCTGTCTGCTGTGGAGGGTAGGTCTTGTTTTTAATAGTACGGACGCGAATCGTCTGCCCCACACGACGCTTCTCTTGTCCGGTGCCTACCTCGAGCCATTCGTCACGCTTTACTTCGCAACGGATACTGTAGGCATAGTCTTTGCCAAGACCCCCTGGGGTTGTACGAGGATCGCCATGCATGACGCCGATCTTCATACGGTATTGGTTGATCATCATGCCCAAGACTGGGCGTTCTGACTCAATCAAATCTCTTTTAGTTGCTGAGGCAACCTTACGGAAGAACTTATTGGTGATTAGAGCACCGCGTCCTACCGTGAACTCATCCATTTCTTTCTCGTCTTCCGCTCCAGGAACCAGGGCAGGAAGAGAATCAATAACAACCATATCCACGGACTTACTTTCCATGAACTTAATGACCGCTTCATAGGCGTCCTCCATATTGTTAGTTTCTACAAGGATGACCCGTTCAGTATCCACGCCACAAAGCTCTGCATACTTAGAGTCAAAGTCTTCTGCTGCAATCCATACAGCTGTGAAGTTTGGGTTAATCTTCTGATTAGCTGCGATAGTGCGCAAGGCAATAGCTGTTTTACCATGAGAAGCCTCACCAATAAGCTCTACCCAACGGTTCATAGCCCAGCCTCCGCCAAGCACTACGTCTAAGGTTAAGGAGCCTGAGGTAATACGTGGGTTGAGAACCACATCGCTAGCGGCAACTACGGTGTTAGGACCAAGCTTCTTGTTAAGCAGGGCTACAACCTTGAGTGCGTCTGAATTGATTGTCATTGTCATTAACCGATCCTATCTACGATAATGTTTGGATTAAACCCGCCACTTTGTCCTACTTGCTTAGCTGGAGTAGCTGTAGCTCCTCCGCTTCCACTAGGAAGACCGGCACCGGAACCAGACTGCATTACTGGGTAGCCACAGTCGTAGCATCGCATACGCTGAGTACCTAGAGGGGCAAAGTAATTGCCGGAAGAACAGTTAGGGCAATACTCGGCACGCTTAGCACTCTGAGCTTTGGTTGTTAACTGATCTGCATTAGGATCATAGTTAACCTGAACGTTTGGCTGCTGTGCCGGAGGAGTGTAGATTACCGGTTGAGAAGGTCCTGTTGGAGGAGTGGCTTGACGAGGTGCTGCTGGAGCACCCATCTTCTTAGACCACCAATCGCTATTCGCCATGTGATTCCACCTTTGATTCTATTAACTCGAGATTAAATAATGTTGATATGCAGGAGATGGTTGAAGAGATAGCTACAACCCTGAACAGGCTGGTCATGCCCTCTATATCAAGATCTCCTAGGGAATCTAATTGTTCCCCATCATCTTCTAAAAGATAGGCCGCTGTGCAGATTCGAGAACACATGTCTGCATGCGAATCTATAAAGGGAAGAAGCCTTGCAAATCGTTCTAGACGATTTTGACTTGCAGCAACTTCCATCTCAGCTACCTCATCAGAGATAGGAGGCAATCCCATAGCCTCTGCAATACCCTCTGATGGTTCAAGCATAGAGTCATAGATGGCTTGCCTGATGAGGATAGGCAGAGGTATGTGCTTTACCTCAATCCTTCTTTTCTTCTTACGTCTAAACATTAGTCCTTAGCCTCTCCCCATTTATCTACAATTTTAACATCTGCTAGCATAGGGATAGACAAGGCTTTGATGCCTTCCATAGCCTCACGAATAGCGGCTGCTGTTTCTTCGATGATCTCTTTTGGAGCAACCGTGACTAGTTCATCGTGGATAGTCAGGATCATGGCAGCCTTATCAGGTAGTAAACCTTCTGCCCGTACCATAGCCAACTTGATTAGGTCGGCTGCGGAACCTTGGATAACCGTGTTAAACGCCTGTCGTTCTGCGCTAGCACGCTTACCCATTTCCCTGGAAAGCATGTCGGGTAGATAACGACGTCGGTTCATGTAGGTAAGGGCGTACGGAACAGGACCACGCCTACGGGTCTCAGCTACCACACGCCTCTTATACTGAGAGATAGCAGGAAACTTGCGTCCAAAGCTATCTAGTAAGTCTCTGGCTTCACGTCCAGTGACCCCAATAGAGGTAGCGATCTTCTCAGGACCAATACCGTACATCATACCTAGCACCAAAGTCTTTGCACCACTGCGGGTGATTCCAACTGTGTCGCCAATGGTTGTATAGATATCTACGCCGTCAACATAGTTCTGACATAAAACCCTATCATTACTGAATGATGAGAGGATTCTAGGCTCGATCTGAGAATAGTCAGCCACTACTAGCTGGTGACCCTCTGGAGCTACAAACAGATTACGGATAGCTTTTCCGTTAGCTGTGCGTGGGTTAGGCACATTCTGTAAGTTAGGGTTGCGACTTGAGAAGCGACCGGTATCTGCACCATACTGGATAAAGTCTGTGTGAATCCGGCCCTTGAGTAGCAGAGATTTCTTAGCTACAGTCTTTGCTTTGCCACCAGTAGTGCGTGTAATGTCTCCACCTAAGTATGGGATTACATATGTAGTAAGCAACTTGTTTAAGTCGGAATAGTTGAGAAGGGCGTCAACTAAAGCATCCTTGCCCTGGAATGCTTTTAGCGCAGGCTCAGACACCGAGTAGTCTGATATAACGGGAGCGATACCGTTTTCGCTATTAGTGACGCCCTTCGGGGTAAGAACGCGAGGTCGAAGTCCGCGACCACCGTCCTTCTTCGCAGAGAAGAGTAGTTTTTGTTTCTCAGGAACACTGTTAATGTTAAAAGCCTTGCCAGCTAAACGATAGATGTCAGCCTTAGTGGTTTCTAACTGAGACTCTAGGTCTACCTTAAGAATCTTTAAAGCCTCTACATCAATGTCCGCACCATGCAGTTCCATCTTAGAAATTACATAGAGCACGTCCATCTCTAGGCTAAACACTCCACGCACGTTATCTTCGTCAAGCTTAGGAGAGTACTTATTCCAAAGCTTCCACGTCCACTCTGCGTCAAGTCCGGCGTAGGTAGCAACGTCATCAAAGGTGTGGGCCTCAATCTCAGCACCGACGCCCTTGACCATGTTGTAATCAAACTCGCGCTTCAAGCAGTCATCTAAACCTAGGTGACGGCTATTGCGAGTATCTAGGATAAAAGCAGCGTTAAGAGTACAGGCGTAAGGCTTAGAAGGTAGGCCACCGATATACTTTGAAACGCTTTGGATATCAAACTTAAGATTGTGACCGATCTTCAATAGGTCACTAAAGAACAAAGGCTTTAGAGCCTTAAATACTTCTCCCACCATAAGCTGGTCAGGGGCTTCACCAAAAATCTTAGTAGCCTTGCGCTCATCCTTGCTGTAATCGCTAGGACGTAGGGGTAAACCCTTGATGATACGGTCTTGGGCAGAAGGAAGCAGAGGGTACTCAGTGCGTAGGTATTCACCGTTAGGGTGCCCCATAGGGATAACATCTACGCGACCATTAGTAGCCAAGGCAATCCACACTACTTGGTTCTGTCGTGGGTCTCCACGGTGATCGCCCATAGTTTCAACGTCAAATACAAAAGCATCTTGTAATAGGTAGTACTCAACGAGCTCGGACAGTTGCTCGTCTGTGGTAATAATATTCATCGCTCTCCTGAAAGTAGGTTAGGGAGCCGGTAGAAAGGAGGTAAAACCCGGCTCCCCAACATTAGTGGGACATACTAGTTGCTAGCGGCAATTTCACGTGCTACATCAGAAAGCTCCTGCCTTGACGACATATAAATGGCATCAGAGGTATAAGGCTTAAGAGTCTTGACGTAATCAGCCGTAGCGACTGGATCGATATCCCAATCATCAGCGAGATCGCGCTCCTTTACAGGAACGATTGTGTGAGTAGTCTTGGTACCAGTACCTGACTTACTAACAGCGTAGTAAATGTCTGAGCGGTTAAGCGGCCCAGTCTTAGGATCAGAAGCAAGCTTCTCGATCTGCTTGCAAAGACGAATACCAACAGTCATAAGTTCAAGCTGTGGGCCCTCAGGGTCAGAAAGATTGAGGACAGTAAAAGCAAACTTACGAGATGGAACGCTGCCTACTGCAATTAGTGGATCATCTTCACCGATGCTGATAAAAGACTTCTTACCTGTACGGTTAACCCAATGCTGCATAAATGAGATTGGCTCAGATGAAATGAACTTGATGAGTTGAAGATCCTCATCGAACTTGAAGTCGGTAGCATACTTGCTATTCTTTACAGAAGCTTCCTTGACAGAAGCCCAACCGGTTTGGATAATTGAAGAGTTGTTAGATGAAAAGTCTTCATCCTCTTCAATGAAGAGATCTACATCTTCAGATGTAGTAGTTGGAACTGTGTAAGAGTCTACGTTTGGAACGGAAGACTTTGCACGTAGTGATGATGTGGTCATTAGGATTTTCCTTTGGTCTGTAGGTCGATAGGTCAGTTAACTTCTTGATCGTGAATACGTTTCCAAGTCTCCATAAGTTCTATAGATAAACTTGAGTACTTATTCCAATCAATTCGTGGTGCATCCATAAGTCCGCGGACTTCGAAAGCAGCCACTGTAGCCTCAACAATTGCTCTGGAGTACATTCGCCAACCTGGCTTCTTTACACCATCTACAACTGGCGACTTCAATCTGTAAGGTGCTCGGGGAATATATCCCTTGCGCTCCCAGAGACGGATAGTCACTAGAGGTCTACCTAGTGCATTTGAGAAATCTCCTGCACTAAATAATTCTACCACTTTACCGTTGGGTAAAGTCTTTACCTGAGGTTTTGAATCCCAGGAACCTTCTTCTTTTACTTTAGGTTTCTTAGCCTGAGGATTCAGGGGACGGCGCTTCTTCTTAGAACCAGGGTAGTACTCGTCTAGTTCTGCGATTAAGCGGTCTACTGGATCCTGGTCACTCATGACTTGCTAGGAATGAACGCGTAGGAAACGGATTTAGGGAACATTGAGTCGATCTCCTCTTCTGTGAGAAGGTCTTCATATAGGCAAGCCATAACCTCTGACTCGTCTAGAACAGGTACAAGCTTATAGCAACGGTCTGTCAGACCTTTTTGCTTTAGGATGGCGCGAGCCTTATCCTCATCAAGCTTTTGGGTGACACGGCGTTGGCGCTGTAAGGACTGGAAGCCATCTACTTCTTCTGGAAGTGAATACCAGATATGGCCCTTGTCGTCAGGAGTACCCTCTTTGTCTACAAGGTCAGAAAGCTCTGCCTTAAGTGAGGATTGCTCTTTGGTAAGGTCTTCGATACGACCTCTGAGTTGAACATACTTGCGGACTTTACTAACTACTGGATTGCCCTCTGTAGGCAAATCTCTGTGAATAACTTTTGGCATATTATTTACCCCCCTATTAAATATATTACCACAGATTTCTTACTCCGGCAACACGCCCTTTATGTATTCCTTTAGGGCAGCAATAATGACATCCGTAACTGTACGGCCATCTATCTGAGCCTTGTCTTTGACAGCGGTCCAGAGCTCATCTGATACCCGGACGGTGCGGGTTGGGGTCTTAGGTGCGTTTGGCATAGTGAGATAAGTTTAGACCATACTTTGTTGTAAAAAGGCCTTAAGACTACCTAAGTTTAACTCTATACCTCCAGCATCATCTATGCCTTCTCCGTCCATAATGGCATCAGCTACTGAGTTCTTTTGAAGAAGCATGTCATGTTGACGCTCTTCAATAGACCCCTCCATCAAGAAGTCTTGAATTACGATGGAAGGCCAAGTGCTACTAGCTCTGCGAATGCGACCATTGCGTTGTAGAGCGAGGCCCGCATTCCACGGGAGGTCATAGTTAATGAGTAGATTAGCCTGAGGAAGATCCACCCCGTAGCCACCGGCATCACTAGACACAAGAATACGACAACCTGGATCAGTTTGAAACCAGACCTTAGCAGTCTCTTTAGTCTTTGCATCCATCTCTCCTGTATATCCCGCCGAAGCGTGCTGTAATTGTTTTCTAATCAAGGCAACCATCTGTACGTAGCTAGTAAATATAACTACCTTGTTCTGATCATTCTGGTCTAGGAAGTCATCCACATACTGTTTAAGGGCGGCTAGCTTTGGTGACTTAGACACTTTGTCCAATCTGCCTGCTTCCCTTAGTGCATCTATGTATCCAGAGTTTGAGGTATCAAATAGCTCTGGGCTGTCACACAGCATTCTTAATGCTGTTAGTTTAGACATGATCTTGCCTTTAACAGCGTTGGCAGCTTCGTTCTGTTTATCCCCGGAATAGTGCGAGAATAGGTCAAAGGAGGTGCCATAGCTATCTATCGCGTCCTCTAGGTCAGTTAGGATCTCTCCTGCCACATGGTTATAAAGCTTGACTCCTGCCCTATCAAATGGGACACGGATAGGTTCAGCAAAGATAGTTGTAGGTAGGTAAGGAGCTACGTCTGGATCCTGTTGGCGTTTACGTACGCTGGCCTTAGACATGGTTGTGTTTAGGGTAGGCAGGTTACGGTAACGCTCTACCCCACCAAAGTGGTTGCGAACAATAAAGGTCTTATCAAATAGGTCAAAGCGACCCAGCACTGTAGAGTCTACAAACTGCATGATGCTATAAAGTTCTTCAGGCTTGCCATTCTCAATAGGCGTACCGGTAAGCGCAAACTTAACTGGGCTTCTTAAATCCTTGACGTGCTTAGACCTTTTAGATCTAAATGATTTTATTGCGGTAGCTTCGTCGCAGACGATAAACCCTCTTGCGAGTTTGGATACCCATTCCCAGTCGTTAACAACTTGTTCATAGTTGATAATGACATAGTCAACGAGGGAAGTACCCCAGTCAAGGGCTTCTTGATACTGTTGCTCTCTTTGAGCTTTGGTTCCATCAATGACCAAAGGGTTTGCATCACCACCGGTAAACTTCCTAATCTGTTCGGCCCATTGATACTTCAACGAGGATAGGCAGATTACAATACCAGGTTCCTGGATTTCTTCAAAGTCTTTTAGCTGCTCAATTGCAGCAATAGTAAGAACAGTTTTACCCAGGCCAAGGTCGTAGGCCACAAGCATCTTCTTGCGGTCTACCATGGCCTCTACGGCCTCAACCTGATACGGTAAAAGTGTTCCAGTAAACATTAAAGACGGGCCAACAATCTAGTCTTAACTGAAAACTCTAGGTCTTCAATAGTAGAGTTGTTATGGATATAGGCATCGAACTCCCAGTTATCTAAGTCATGCTCTGATACGTGGGAGTTGACAGCATCTACACCGGCACGCTCTACACGCCAGATTTCTGCCCCAGCTAGTCTAAGTGTGGTAGCTTCATTTTGAAAACGGACATCTGTAATAACGTAGTTGCCTTCATCTGACATGGTTCTAAGAGCTTTGGCTACCCAAATTTCGGTGTCAATAACAGTTCTAGCTCCTACGCCAAGCACTTGAAGCAGCCTACGAACCTCTGGGCTTTTCTTAGCCTCATCCCATCCATCACGGTCTACACGACCACGAAGGTACATAGGTTCACTGGCCACTGTGCTGATAATAGGGTTCAGCTCATAAAGCAAATCCCTAATAGGGTCGGCAAAAGCTACACGTTTAAAGCCACGTTGCTCTACAAGATACTTAGCTACTGTATCTTTACCTGATTGTGCATATCCTGATAGTCCTATAATCATTTTAACCCCTTCTCAATAGTCTGAATGGTGTCGCAGGGATAAGAAACTGCCCATTCCGCCCCAATTGAGCAGCCCGAACAAATAACCTCTCCAACACCAAATAGATGTGGCTTGTGCAATTCCACTACTGCGCGGATGGCTTTAAGATAAACGTACAGTTCTGCAACAATCTCTTGATCGTGGTACCAATCATCCGCCTCGCGGAGTTTGAATAACAACGCATCGTGTGTCATAAAAATGCCGCCTCCCCGAACACCGAATGTTTTGAACCCTCTATACAATAGTGTACCAAATCTTCTGGCATGTCACCAAGATCTTTAAACTCTGTATCTTTATAGTTTAAGAACCAGCACTCCATGCCTTCTTTGCGTGTACGTGTAAGAAGATCTAACGACGCTTTCTTACCCGCGACATCGTTATCCATAGCAAGGATCAGTTTATCTGCTGACTTCATCAACTGGATCTGCTCGTTGCTTACAGACGCACCAAAGGTTGAAACGCCTCCTTGAATTCCCAATGATGCTAGACGTACAGCGTCTAAAGGAGACTCAACTACAATCATAGTTCCTCCCTTGAACCGCTCAATGCCAAACAAAGTCTTAGACTTAGCTACACCGGTAGGACGATTACGGAACAACCTTTGAGTCTGACTCTTCTCCTGCCAACCCATAAGACTAAAGCTCTTAGGATTACGGATAGGTGTGATCCAAGAATTTGTTGCTGGATTCCACTTAACGCCGTAAAGGACGCAGCCCTCTTCAGTAAGACCCCTAGCAGACAATGCCCAATCAGGTGGGGTACTTTCGAAAATCGAAAGTCTGGCCTCACTCATGGATACTGGGACTGGGATAGGAACATAAGAGTTCCTAGCCTCTTCCAGCTGCCTAGCTAGATACTCAAAGTTAACCTCGATATTGTTGCGTAGCCAATCCTTGGCAGCATCAAAGTCTGTATTGCCCCACTGGGTTGTGAACTCCTTGATCTCAGCAACCAAGGTAAGCAGAGTTCCTTTATAGCCACAGGAGAAGCAATGGTGAACTCCGGTCTCTGCATTCATGGACCATGATGGGTTGCTATCTTCCTTGCCTGTGCGCTCTAGGTGCATTGGGCATAGACCAAGAAGCTCATCGCCACGTTGGTTAGTCTCAATGCCAAGAGTTAGTAGGACGCCCTCTACTGAGCCTTCACTGTACATTATTTCCTCCTACATTTTCCGCACACCTTTTCAGGAGCACCGTAAACTATAACAGTCTCGCAATCTGTAGCCCAGTTACCGCAATCGCTACAGTATTCTTTTTTGTCCCCACGCTTACTCATCACGTACCCAACCTGGCTTGTCAGGAAGCGTGGGCGCTGTGGCCTTAGAGCCACAGAGCGCACACTCCATATCTAACATATACATAGAGATTTCGTAATCTTCAAACATTGCCTGCACATTCCAAAGCATGGAGCCGCATATGCAGACATGGGTAGGTTCACCCCGAAGATCAATCACTTCTTTTTCCTTCTAAGGATACGGCGACGCTCACGAGGAGTAGTCCCGCCCCATACGCCCTCAGACTCACGATTAGACAGAGCAAAAGATAAACACTTATCTTTCATCCAGCAATCGTTGCAGATGCTTTTAGCCTGAGCAACATCCGCATCCTCATAGGTATCAGGATAAAAGATGTCAGTGCTGTAGGTTACACATAGTTGAGTCCCATCAAATGGACTGGATATTTGAAAAGGCTGCGTACTCTTCAAAACGACCCTCCTCCCAATCCCACAGTAGATCTGTGGATCCCATACCTGAAATACGACTTGCTGCCACTGTTAGAGAACGAGATGAATCATCATCTTCATCCTGACGTTGTAGAACTAGAACAATGTCTGAGTCCTGCAAGAACGATGAGGTGTAGCCGATAGAATCTGCCGTTACCTTTCCGCCACGCATCTTAGAGCGAAGAGTCTGGGTGCTAACCACAACAGGAATGTTGTAGCGCTGTGCCACACGCTTCATAGAACGAGTAAGACTGCGAAGAGAACGCTCTGATTCTGTTTCGCCGGTTTCCTCATCAAACATAAGATACATACCGTCAACGAACAAAATGTCCGGCTCGTACTTCTCTACCTTTGCACAAAGACCTGTGATAGTTCTAGAGGCTACCGTGTCCGGCATCCAGAAATCATCACGAGCAATACCTAGGTGATCGAGATAACGCTTTTCTTCATCGGATTTAAGAGCTCCCATGATTAAACGCTGGTGTGAGATGTGTGAACGCATTGCATCGTAACGAGTCTTCATCTCACGAGCAGTCATTTCAAAAGACTGGAACATGACACGCTGATTCTCATCCTGAGCTTTGATAGCCATCTGCATTGCAAGCACTGACTTACCAGTCTTAGGAGGTGCCGCGATTGTCCACAGCTGTTGCTTCATAACTCCTGAAGTAATCTTGTCAATGGTGTTAAAGCCAGTAGACAAACCAAGCAAGCCGTTAGGACGTGTCTTGATAGACATGTACTCATCGTAACGCTG